GACATTACAGCATCAGATCAAAACGCCGACATTCCATATCGATGGAACGAATGCATCTGCGCTGGGCTGGCAAGCAAGCTGTCACTAAAATACGCGACAGATAAATTTTCAATACTAAACGAAATGTATGAGAGGTCGTTTGATTTCGCAGCGGCTTCTGACAATGATGGTGTGTCTCTGAGGGTTCAGCCCACTGCGCTGAATTTATATTAATGGCAAAGTACGCAAGAGGAAAAAAATCTCAGGCGATAAGCGACATAAGTGGCCTTCGGGTTCCCTATACCCAACTCAAAACCACATGGGATGGCCTGCGCGTATCTCCAGAAGATTATGAGCCAAAGCAGCCGCAGCTAACGCCAGCAAAAAATGTTATCGATGCCACGGCTTTATTTGATCCACGGCCCGATAACGACCCAGAAAATGTTGAAATCTTTATTGGTTTCACGCAAGACTGGACAATTGATCGCAGATTACTGCCGCCCGTTGGTGTTCCTGCATTTGCTAGTGTTGGTGACGTATTAATTTCATCTGGCCCAGATGCAGTAGGCGCGGCAGGCGAAGGCGAAATAGGTACTGAAGCCTTTGAGGTTACACTGACAGAAACTGGTGTTGCTGGTGTGGGTGCTGTTGGCACAATAACGCCAACAGGCGTTAGGGGCGTATCTGGTGCAGGCGGTACGGGCGGCGTTGGTGTGGAGGCTCTCAGCCTGTCTATTGATGAGGCTGGTGTTGGCGGCACGGGCGCGGTAGGTTCTGAAAGCGTCGAAGTTCTTGGCTGGGGTCAGGAAGGCTTTGGTATAGCAGAGTGGGGCGACTGATGAATTACACAACATTAAAAGCAAACATCCAGAATTTCTTGGAAGACGATTCCACAGAACTTGTTGCCTCTATCGATACAATCATAAGTCAGGCCGAAGACGTTATCTTCCAGCGACTGCCAAATCTGCCGTGCTATCGGAAAAGCGTTACTAAGAAATTACAAACGGCTCAACCGCAGTACACAATTGCTGATGCTAGAATGATAAGGCAAATTGCCTACGTCCCACGTGCAATAGATGCAAATGGGACTTTCTCTTATCTTGATCATAGAATTGATTCATATGTGCGAGATTATTGGCCTAATCCTTTTACGCATGACATTGATCGTATCCCACGCATGTATAGCACGAATAGTGCAGGAACTTCTGGAACTGTTATTACATTAGCACCAACACCCTCAATACAAGCGTCAGACGCAGAGAATACAATACAAGTAGACTTCATAGCCCCAGAGACGGGGCTAAGTTCTAGCAACGCAAACACATGGGTTGGCGACAACGCAGAAAATGTGTTATTAGCAGCGTGTCTGTATGAGGCGTCAGCCTTTCTCAAGGCACCAGAGACATTGGCGCTCTACAAAACACAATTCGATGAGGCAGCGGGTCTGCTGGCTCAAGAAATGCAACGCGACTATGCGGCAGAATATAATGGAGGCATATAATGGCTATCACACAAGCGATGAGTACACTATTTAAAAAAGACCTGTTGCTTGGTGATCAGCACCTCGACAGCGATACACTGCACATTGCGCTCTACACAAGTTCGGCAACACTAAACGCTACCACAGACGGCTACATAACAGCCAATGAAGTGGCTAACGGCGGTGGTTACACCACGGGCGGCGAGGCTCTGGGAAGCAAAACAGTAGGGGAAAACAGCACTAGCGGTGTATTTGATGCTGCCGATCCTGAGTGGACAAGCGCAACATTTACTGCCCGTGGCGCATTAATCTACAACAAGACACTGGGCGATGCCTCCTCAAACGCAAGAGGCGCAATCGCAATTTTGGACTTTGGTGGTGACTTCACCGTCAGTGGCGGTACGTTTAAAATTGTATTTCCTGCAAACACTAAAGACAATGCCATAGTAAGGATCGATTGATATGACTAGCACCTTTGTAAATGACCTTCGCCTCAATGAGATGGCAACTGGCGATCAGTCAGGCTCATGGGGAACGGTTACGAATACGAACCTAGAACTGATTGGTGAGGCGCTGGGCTACGGCACAGAAGGCATCACAACCAATGCTAACACGCACACCTCAACCATAGCTGACGGCGCTACAGACCCCGTCAGGGCTTTGTACGTTGAATATA